CTACATCAACGGCGAGGGTGAGGTAGTGCGGAATAAGGGAGGCAAGTTTAACAATGCTTGACCTTCGCCCCTATCAGCGTGCCGCCATTGATGGCCTGTACGAATATTGGGCCACCAAGAAAGGCGACAACCCCTTGATCGTTGCGCCGACCGGATCAGGCAAGAGCCTCATCATCGCGCACCTGGTCAAGGATGCAATGTCATTTCCCGGCACGCGCGTCTTGATGCTGACACATGTCAAGGAGCTGCTTGAGCAGAACGCGACCGAACTGCTGAACTTGTATCCCGGCGCAGATGTCGGGTTCTACAGCGCCAGCCTCAAGAAGAAGGCATTGCACCACGCCATCACATTCGCGGGCATCCAGTCGATCCACAAGCGGGCATTCGATATGGTGCCGCCGCCTGACCTTGTGATCGTTGACGAGTGCCACCTCATTCCGCGCACGGACAGCACGCGATACAACAGGTTTTTGTCAGACCTGAAACGATGCAATCCGGCGGTTAAGATCGTCGGCCTTACGGCTACGCCATATCGCCTTGATAGTGGCTGGCTGCACAAGGGCGAAGGCGCGATCTTCGACGGGATCGCCTATGATATTCCGGTGGCTGATCTCATGGAGCAGGGATTCCTGGCTCCGGTGGTGAGCAAGGCCGGGGCACGCAAGATCGACCTGTCCGAAGTAGGCCATCGCGGCGGAGAGTTTATCGAGAGTGACCTTGCGCGGGCTGCATCCGATCCTGAATTGGTGCGCGAGACGGTGGCCGAGATCGTTAAGTATGGTGCGGATCGCAAGGCTTGGCTGATATTTTCCTGCGGCGTCGACCACGCGAATATGCTGCGCGAGGAGTTCGAGGCGCTTGGCGTCGAGGCCCATGTTGTGACCGGCGAAGATGGCATGGTCGAAAGGGCCGACAAGATCGAGCGATTCCGGCGCGGTGAGTACAAGTGCCTGATAAACGTCAATGTTTTGACCACCGGATTCAACGTGCCGCATGTCGATCTTGTGGCATTGGTTCGAGCAACGGAGAGTGCAGGGCTTTATGTCCAGATCATCGGGCGCGGCACCAGGATCGCGCCGGGGAAGACAGATTGCCTTGTGCTGGACTATGGCGACAACGTCATGCGCCACGGTTTCATCGACAAGGTCAAGCCGAAGATCAAGAGCAAGGTCGAGGACGGCGAATCGCCTTGCAAGGAGTGCCCGTCGTGCCAGACGATCCAGCACGCGGCAATGCGCAATTGTATCAATTGCGGTTATGAATTTCCGCCGCCTGTTCTCAATCACGGATCAAAGGCCTATAACGGGGCCATGATCTCGACACAAGTACAAGCCGAATGGGTTGAAGTTGATGATGTGGCCTATTCCAGGTGGCGCAAAGAGGGCAAGCCCGACAGCGTGCGCGTCACCTATTATTGTGGGCTAATCAAGGTTTCTGAGTGGCTTTGTCCCGATCACGGAGGCTATGCTGCCGAGCGATACATCAAGCGCAAGACGGCACTGAGGGCTCAGGCAACCACTACCGATGAGGCAATGGGCGAGTGCGACTGGTGGCACAAGCCGAGCAGGATTAAAATCAAACCGAGCGAGCGCAATGACAAATTTCACGACATCGTCCAACTCGACTACGCACCTCCCAAGCGGCTCACAGAGGCCGAGCGAGCGGAACTTCTTGAACCTCTCTTCTGACAGTTGCCACAATTGCATAAGCCTCTACGATGATCGATATTGCCGTCATTGGCGTGATGTTGTTCCTGATAGTGTTTTGGAAAAAGGCTGCGAGAAACGTGATCCTTTCCCTCCCTTCTGAACACGACGAGCAGGCCGGATTCGTGCAATGGTTCCGGGCCAAGTGGCCGCGCGTTCTGATCTTTGCGATTCCCAACGGCGGCAAGCGCGACATCAAGACAGCGAAGCGGTTGCACCGCGAAGGCGTCACGCCTGGCATTCCTGATCTCTATATCCCGGCTTGGGGAATATGGATCGAGATGAAACGCCAGAAAGGCGGTCGCACATCTCCGGATCAGGACGCCATGATCGAGCACTTGGAGCAGATCGGCCATACTGTGATCGTTGGTTATGGCGCGATGGACGCGAGCGACAAGGTATTGAGCGTGCTTAACATGGGTGGGGCGGCAGATGTAGGAGGTCACCTACCGCCCCGGACCTAGCAGCGGCGAGCAACGCTGTAGGTCTAATCCAGTGCATGATATCCAACTGCTTGGAAAGGCACAAGACGATGAAGAAATGGCTTTGGATTGCTGGTTTTTTAGCTTTGCCGATTGATGCAATTGCAGGAGATGCAACAGGCCTAGTGACTGCTGAGGCAAGGCGGCAAGGAGTGCCTGTTGCATTTGCATTAAAGATGGCGCGGATCGAAAGCGGCATTCGCTGCAACAATCACAATAAGAAAAGCAGCGCGACTGGGCCGTTGCAAGTGTTGCGCGGCACAGCAAGATCATTGGGCTATCGAGGCGACATCAGGAAGGCCTCCTGCGCCACGCAGACACATTACGGCATGAAGCATCTGGCGATGTGCTATCGCGGCGCACGAGGAAACCAAGCATTGGCAAAGCGATGCCATCAGGTCGGGATCAGAGTTTTGTATGGGGAAAAAAAGAGGAGGCGTTAATGATTACCACCACACTGAACCGCATCCGCAAGTATGGCCCCTGCCGCGAGGGCTGGGAGAAGCTGCTCAAGGGCTTGGGCAAGACGCAGGCCGATGACGAGCCGCTGCCGTTCGCCCGCATTGTCGAAATCAACGGCCTTGAGGACGCCCTCTGGTGCTGCCGCGCCGAACCGCAGCATGCCCGCGAGTGGCGGCTCTTCGCCGTCTGGTGTGCCAGACAGGTGCAACACCTGATGGAGGACAAGCGGAGCATTGCCGTGCTGGATGTGGCCGAGCGCCACGCTAACGGGCAAGCGGCTGATGAGGAGTTGGCCGCCGCACGGGACGCCGCATGGGAGGCCGCACGGGAAGCCGCAAGGGCCGCAAGGGAGGCCGAACGGGCCGCATGGGCCGCAGGGGAGGCCGAACGGGCCGCAAGGGCCGCAAGGGAGGCCGCACAAAACGCCGCATGGGCCGCAGGGGAGGCCGCAAGGTACGCAAGGGCCGCAGGGGAGGCCGCAAGGTACGCAAGGGCCGCAATGGAAGCCGCATGGGCCGCAAGAGAAGCCGCACAGGCCGCCGCATGGGCCGCACAGGCCGCAGCATGGGAGGCCGAACGGGAGGCCGCAAGGGACGCCGCACGGGCCGCCGAACGGGAGGCCGCAGGGGCCGCAGGGGCCGCTCAAAAGGCGGAGTTTTTGTGTGTCGTTAATGGAGGCGAGCAATGAGCGACCTTGAGACGCTGCGTGGCGATGCTGAGGTCACCCTTATTCGGCGCATCAGGGATTTGGAGGGGGTGGTCGAGAAGTTGACCAGTGGACAGCATGATATCTACGTCGCCGCCCGTGAGGAGTATCGCAAGAAGATTGCCGAGCAAGCCGCCGAGAACGAGAAGCTGCGGGCGGCGCTGAGGGAATCCGCTGCCGAACTGGATGCCTATTACCGCGCCGAATATTTGGGCGAATACCCATACAGTAAACGCAAGCTGGCAGAAGCGCTTGCGGCAAACCCTGCCCGCGCTGCGCTGGAGGAAAGACAATGACTATCATTGACGAACGCCAGAAGACCCACGGCGATTACTACGACACCGCCGGGACCGCCCAGGAACTAAAGGGTGTCATGCGCCAAGGCAAGAACTGGAAGACGCTGGACGACACTGAACGCGAGTCGCTGGAGATGATCGCCACGAAGATCGGGCGCATCCTGTCAGGCAACCCGCATGATGTCGATCACTGGCGGGACATCGCGGGCTACGCCGCGCTGATCGAGCGGTGGCTTATCTCTTGCACCGCTTCCGAATGTGATCCCACTCCCCGCCCCGGCGGATGCAATCCCGCCACTCCTGCTCCTTCTCCGGTGTCATCCGTTTGGCCAGAAACGCCAGAAGAAGAGGAAGAACGGGTTTCACGGCAGCGGTGACAAGGCCCAGCCAGAAACTTGGCCTCTGGGCAACGAGAAAGCCGCCTGCGCCGATGCCGATCAACAGCGCGGCGATGGCGGCAATCTCGATCCAGTTCACTTCTTGGCCCAGATAGACCACCCGGCGGCGAAGATCACGCCAAGAGCGCCGATGATCTCGTTCATGGTGGTGCTATCGACAACGCCCGTGCCGACGATGTAGCCGCCACCAGCCGCCAGAACGGCGCGGACAACGCCCCAGACCATTTCTTTCGTCATCTTACTTTCCCTTGGCTGTGCCGGGATATTCCTTCCACGGCAGTTGATAGTGCGGGCCGTCCTTGAACGTCTTCCAGTCGCCGCCCCACTCGAGCGGCACCTTCTCGGCCTTGGCTGCTGCCTTCATGGCCTTGGCCAGACGGTCGTAGAGCGGCCAGTCCCACCGCACCTTGCCGTCAATGGTCGCGGCCAGATCGACGGCGTGGGCGTAGCCGTTGGCTGCCGGGAGGTGGCGCGAGCGCAGCGTCTTTGACGCACCCTTGGCAACCAGCACCTTCTGTTCCGCCAGCGTGCGCACGCCGCAGGTGACGATGAACCCGGTCTCGGCGTCCTTCCAGTTCTCAGCGCAGCGCAGCACGACGCGCACCAGGTCGGGATGGACGCCCTTGAGTTTGGCAACAGATGATGTGTTAAGTATCATTTCCTCAACGCCTCCTCGATACTATCGAGCTTTGCCATGATGGCGCGGCTAGTTTCGCGGATTTCATTGATCTCTCGTTCATGCGAGATTTGTGCCGTTAATGTAGTGGCTTTGATCACAGCTATTTCCGTCGAGTGTATTTGCTGTTTTTGATATATGACCCAGACGAACGCAGCCACCGGAGCAACGATCCATTGCATCACCACATGTAATAGCTTAAAGAAATCGCTGTCCACGTCACACTTTCCAGATGTATCCATCTAACAGAAAATCAAGAACGATTCCACTTTCGTCGAGCAACATGTCAATTTCGGAGGGCAGCTGTCTTGCAATGCTAACGCTGCCATCTGAAACAATCAAACTCAGGCTTTGAGTTGCCTGCTCTTGCACCATATCAAGGCTGACTGTTTGTGCCGGATTATTGACCACAATTGAAACGGTCATGTGGTGATGTCCTCTTGCACCACGATCTTGAACGTCTCTGTGCTTTCAACAAAACTGCCGCTTGTGAACTGGATATCACAATACATCACGGAATAGTCATCGTCGGAGACAGGCCAGAGCGCGGTGTTGGTTGCCGTCTGCGAGATTGTGAAATTCCCGGTGCTTGGTGATGTAGTTGTTATGGTCAGCGCCTGTGAAAAGGCTCCATTTCGAACCGTTGCCGCAATCGTATATCCGACAAGGTTGAACGCCGCCGCCGCTGCCGTGAGACGCTGACAAGTCATTGAAAGCGTATCGCCGCGCTTGAAGTTGATTGATTTTGTGATCGGCGTTGTCATTCCAGATTGTCCTTATGGAGACGAAGCATATTCGCGGCGGCGAAAGAAATAGACTTTGCCGCCGTCGATACTACCTACGGAAAAAATCAATCGCGCACGCAAGAGCTTTTGCGCTGGGGTGTCGTACATGGCGGCATCCAAATTGACTTCGTTAGTATAATTGTTTCCAGCGTATCCGAATGTCGTAACAAAATGACCAACGCTTGCGATTCGTGGAAGATGAAATTCTGCATAAAATCCAAAAAGAGCAGTCGGTGAACCATCATCTGCAGTGTTTGTTGTCAATCGATATGCAGCATCTGTTTGTTTATAGGATTCCAACCTGAGGTTCCTCGAAACGCCCGCAGTAGGGCTCAAATCAAGCCCGACAAGCCGATACTCGTATCCATCATCAAAGTCAGGCGTCACCACACTCGCAACAGTACCGTTCACGGCGTGATCATAGATGAGCCCCGTCTTGCCATCGCCCACGCTCACCTTGTCCACTGGATGCCATCCGGCAAAAACCACGGGCGCGCCTGACGCCGTTTCGGCTATTGCTCCGGGGTTGTCGCGCAGCGCCGTGACGGTGGAGCTGGAAGGAATTCCGCCAACCACCACCGCAGCATTTGAAATTGTAGTCCAAGCCATCAGAGCCACCTGTACGGTTGAGGATCGCCACTCAAATCATTACCATCATTATCAAGCCAACGCCACGGTTGAGCGACCCCGTTGGCGTCATCACCACTATTATCCAGCCAAGTCCACAGCACGCCGCCCTTTTCATTGTCCTCTGCGGTAAAGCGGTAGGTCAGACCATTGCGCGCGACTTCCGCCGAGGTGATGAGCCATTCGCCGTCGCGCGGTGCTCCGGTAAAATCAACATCCAGATAGTGGCGGATCGCTACTACTGATCCTGTCCAGATGCTGGCCGCGTCCTTTGCCGAAAGATCGAAGCTGATTTCCTTTCGCACATCAGAGAACCGATCAAGGTATGTCTGCGCCAGTGTGTTGGCGATGGCTTGCGTACCAATGAAACGACAGAATAATTCTCTGATCTGCGGTTCGCCGCCGTACTGGACTTGCTTGAGCACGTCGATAAAGACTGCGACGCGTGAGTAATTGGACTTTTCAGTTACGCTGGAAACCGGCGTGCGCTGGAGATAATAGACATGAGTTTGTGATGCTCGTTCCTCCGGCTTTTCCTCAATGGTGAAGCTTCCAGCGACGATGGCATCATCTTCCGTCAGTGTCGTCGGTGACGGTTCTGGCCTCACGGGGCGCATGATGATTTTCTGAACGCGCTCATCCCACCATAGATTAGAGACGGATTGCAAACACACTTCGCCCAAAAGATCGTCAATCTTCGTTGGCTCTGCAATCCACGCTGTGAAATTGTAATCAGGTCTATAGCTGGTTTTTTGAGATGTCCAATCCGCCAGGTCAATGTACTGCTCCGGGATGCCACCCCACACTACGAGCAAATCGTAGAGTATTTCGTGGAATGGCTTGGCATTGTAGTGGATGACGCGCTGCACACGGTCATTCTGTTCGTGAGCCGCTGCGGTTGTGCCCGCAAGGCCGCGTGTCAGTCCCTCGAAATAAATGTTTGCGCTGTCAGTTTCATAGCGCTGCGTGTACTGGATCACCTCGTCATTGATCTTGACATATCCAGCAGCGGGATAATCGCTCAAGGTCGCGCCTGAGACTGTCATCACTGTTGCAACATTCGTGACCGCCAATGCCAATTCGCCCCGGCTCAGATAAGGCGCTGCAAGATTGGTGTCCGTGATCTTGCGTAAAATATCTTTGGCCGTAATCGAAACGCCATTGCGTCCGGAATCGATCTTCTCGATCACGTATTCGCGACGCGTCATGAGCGACAACGGTTGCCCGATCAATCCCTCATAGATGTTGAGGGTGTATCCAATGTGATACGGATTCCGCGCAAGCCACTTGGTCCAGAAGCTGCCAATCTGATCGGGGTCATAAGCGCGCGTGGAGACATAAGGATCGGTGCCCACGTCATTCCAAGGGAAGTCCTTGATGCGGACATTGCTGACGGCGCGATAGCCGAGAGGGCTTTTGTTGCGCGATCCAGACGCCACGTTGAGCACGGTCGGCGCTGTCTGATATCCTTGCAGGGCAGGGATTGCCAATGCGGGCTGGTAATAATAGTCGATCAGAAACGCATCGTCGGATTCCGTGGTGAGCTTGTCACCATTCTCTGCCAGCAGGTTTATGGCGTTGTCCTGCCACTCATAAACATCGTGGTCGACGAAGCGCAGCGTAAGCGATTTGCTCAGATCGAGAGCCGACAGAAACTTGCAAGTCTTGTCTGTATTCCAGCACGCATCGCCAGTCGCATTGCAGGGAGACACGCCAAATGTGCGCGAGCACAACGGCTGGATGATCTCCACAATCTCGACAGGGCGCGCTGCGAATGTCATCAGTAATATCCCGTCACGCTAAGAGACACGGAGCGATAGTCGTTGACGCCCATGTTGACGGGTTCTACATCGCGATCAGTCCAAACAAATCCAACATCTGTTGTGATCTTGGACGGGTTGCCCGCGATGAAGAATGGATTGAGCGGGATCGTCTGGGCGAACGGCTCGAAATACGTATCATACCAAGACGCCTTGAGGTATTCCCACTCATACGCAGTCGTGACGGCGCGGCGCTTGATGATACGCCCGAGCCATTGACCTGTCTCGGAGAACTGCTGCTGTGCCTCTGTCACGCGGTTGAGGTTCAGCGGCTTGTGCCCGCCATAAAGCGGAATCGGCATTTGTAGCGCAAGTCCAGCCTTGATGACGCCTATTGCAATGTCAGTTCCATCATTGACAGACACACGAATTTCACGAACGACATGGGCATAACCAGTAGTCGCGTTGAATATTACTCCGATAGTTGTGTTATCAGTCGGGCTGACAGTTGCGCGAGTTGTGTGTGCGCCACTAGCCGTCGATGCGGTAGAGATTGTAATCGTCTTGCCAGACAGGTTGTGCGCTGCGATGAACAAACAATCCAATGAGGCATCTGAGCCGGTCAGCAATGTCCAATTATTTGTTCCTGGCGCAAGTTCCCACCGCTGCGAGGTGTAATCGTTCGCTGCGTAAGCCGTGTTAGAGCCATCGCCAGATACAGTACCAGTGAGCGGCGCGTAGAGAATACGCGCGTGGTTGAGCGGCTCGTTGGTGCCGACTGTATAACTGGCGGTAGAGATTGTCATTTTATGAATTTCCTAATGCACCAGCGGCAATGATCCAATTGGTGCCGTCGCATACGAGCAAAGTCCATGCACCGTCACCATTAGTCGCCGGAATGATTGCTGTTCCGGCGATACCCCCAGAACGCGGCACGACGTTGGATGATGCGGAGATAACTGCGTTATTGCCGCCAATATTAGTGATGAATAAGACGCGGCCTGTATTGCTTGCGGGTGTCGGCAGCGTGAGCGTATTTGATGCCGCGCGGTTGGAGATGATGAATGTAACATCAGCCGCCACCGTGTAATCGGTGGTCACGGTGACAGGCGCGTTGATGGCGAACGATCCATTCACTTGCAGCTTCGCAGTAGGCGTTGCAGTGCCGATGCCTACTCGGTCAGTCGATGCGTCCACGAAGACGAGGTTAGCATCCGTGTCGCCTTCGATGCGCTGGTCCACGTCCGCACCAGCATCATTGAAGACGTTCGCCCCCGCAAAGGATGCCGCCGGGATGTTCTGGAACATCTCCGCGCGCGTCTGCTTTTTCGTCTCTGGGACGTTGGTGTCGACGATCACATAGACATCATCCGTTGCCGTGTTAGCTCCGGTGAGTGCCGATAGGGCGCTGATCTTTATGTCGGCCATCAGGCTATAACTCCCCGAATCTGCCCGCCATTGCGCTGCGTGCTATTGAGTTGGTCGATGAACTGTCTCGCGAACTTCTCGCCAAAGCCCATCGGGTCGTTCATGAGGGTGAAACTGAATGTCGTGGTGGGAGCCGCCGCTGCTGGCGCAGCAGAGGCCGCAGCGCCGCCACCGCCTCGACGCCCGCCACCACCACCACCGCCGCCGCCCCCGCCCCCGCCTTCTGAGACGCCCTTGATGGCCGCCACGGCGCTCATGCCCTTGGCGAAGACCATAGCATAATTGGCGAACATCTCAGCCGGTGTCAGTCCTGTTTTCATTGCGGCGGTGGCCGCAACCAATGTGTCGACAACAGCACGCGCAACGCCAAAGACCTTGGCGGCTTTGAGCATTTTTTTATTTCCGTTTTGGAAAGCGGATTGCAGACTGCCTAGCCCAGTGCTGACCTCTTGCAGGTCTTCCTGGACTTGCGCGCGCTGTATCTCATTCATGTCACGCTTGTGCTGCTCGGCACGCTGTAGCATGAGTTCTTTGAATTCGGCGTCAAGATCATCTTTGCCAGTCAGGTGGGATCGAAGCAATTCCATGTCAGCCGCATATTCAGCCTCAAGCAATTCACGCTCAGACATGAAGCCTTCCCGAATGGATTCGAGACGGCTCATGAAAAACGCGTCAACCTCCTGCGATGGCGCAACGCCTGGCACGGCTGATGCAGCGCCGTCTTTGTCTTTCCCACCTGAGCCGGGAATTGCTGGGATCAGTCCCGCCGCTGCATTGGACTCCTCAACCATTTTGCGCGCGGCTGACAGGTCCGCATCAAGCGCCGAAAGGTCTATACCGACAGCATCGGAAATGGTTTTCCCAAATTCCGCAAGCCCTGGCATCAGGTCTTGCGCCGTCTGGTATATGAAGTCGAAACCCTGCTTTAATTCATCAATGCTGTCCGTGGCGATGGCAACGCCCGCCGCCAGAGTGATAAACCCGGCAATCCCGGCCTTTTTTGCCATGTTGAACGCGGTCATGGTGATTGTGGCGGCTTTGACCGCCTTGGCAAAAGCTACAAAGCCCGCCGCAGCGCCGAAGGCATAGCGGGTGAACACCACAAGCCCAATGCCCTTGATGATATCGCCAAGCAGCCCAAGATTGTCTTTCACAACCATCACGGCGCGGGCCATGCCTTCGAGAATGCGACTAGCGACCTCGCCCGCCGACTTGAAGATATCCGTTGACTTGGCGCTGCCCACCAGCGCCTCGGACACGTCCGCCAGAGCAGGCATCATGCCCGTTGTGAAACTGGACACTGCGCCCAAAACATACTGCTGAAGGCGAGTGATGTTGTCATTGAACGTTGCGGCGCTTTTGGCGGTTTCGCCAGACACCACAAGGCCAAAAGACCGCGCCTGCTCTGTGGCATCCGCAATGCCGCGCGATCCCAAGTTGAGAATCGGGATGAGGTTAAGACCGGAGCGGCCAAACAGTTCCAGCGCCCAAGCGGATTTCGCCGCGCCGTCCTCCATGCCTGCAAATTTTTCGGCAACATCAATCAGCACATCATTAGCTGACCGCATCGCTCCGTTGCTGTCGTAAATCGAAACGCCAAGCGCATCAAACTTTTCCGAGCCTGCGCCCATGCTGCGGATGAGCATGGTCAAGCCGGTTTGCAGCTGCTCTGCTGAAACGCCGTTGACCTTGGCGGCATAGGTCAGCGCCGACAGCTCCTCGGCAGCGATGCCCACCTTTTCGGCCATTTCATCGATCTTGTCGGCATAATCAAGAGCCGCTTTGCCAGCCGATACAAAAACACCAGCTGAAAGAGCTCCCGCCAATCCAGCAAGAGCAGACTTGGAAAAACGCGAAATAGCGCCTTGCGCTCGGTTTAATCCTCTTTCGAGGCCTGAACTATCCGCACTTAAAGCAATTTCAATTCCGCTTACCTGAGCCATGCTTCATGTAGTCCTTAAGTTCCTCGACATCGGCTCTCGTCAGCGTGCCAGCATACTTTTCTTTCGGATCGGCTGGCACGTTTATTTCATACTCCGCCCACCATTCCGAAATCGTCATCTCCCAAAATTCACTCGGCTGGATTCCCCATTTTCTGGCCCATAGATACATCCCGTCCCAGTCTAGGCGCTCTGCGTTTCCGCCCTCGCCGTCGACTGGTTCCGGGCTTGGGCGTCGGGATTTTTTCCGTCCGTCTCCGCAGGCGAGAAGGCCATCAAGACGAACGAAATGAGGGTGGTCACTTCCTCGGCGCTGCCACCGATCAACTCAGCGTAAACATCTTCGTCCGTGACTTTGCATCCTGCCGCCGTCAGTATCTTGGCCAGCACGAAAGCAATGTGACTGACAGGCGGTCGGCCCTGCGAGGTTCGGACGGCGATATCGGTAAACGATATGTCGCCCATCTCGATGGACCGCATGATTTTCATGGAGGGGACGAATTTGTATTCGTCGCCCTTCCACTTTATTGTCAGCTCGCGAAATACTGGCATCTATCAACCCGGAGTAAATGTGATGGTACCAGAAGACTGGATCGACGCAGTGAAGGTCGTGGCGTCGGCCTGCTCGACTGTGACGGCGAAGCTGGCAAGAAAGAAGTTGCCAGTAAAATCTCCGATGGTGTCGACCTCCAGCGTGTAGGCCTCGAGCAATGCCGAAGCCGTCCCGACTGCTAGCGCCAAAAAGGTGCTGTCCTCAAGGATGCCCTCGACCTCGGCGTCAATTGACCGAACGCCGACATCGGCCAGATACTTGCGCCAACCAGCATCGTCCTTTTCGCTGATGTCGATAGGCTCGTTATTGATGGTGAAGCTATCGGCGCGCGCGCCAGCGACGGCTGTTGCGCCGCGCTTGATCCGCACTTTCCGGCCAGAGATTGCAGCCATGTCATTAATCCTTTCTTAGGTCGTGATCGGCCCGACAATGTTGGAGAATGCCACCGTGGAGCCGACGGAATTGGTGGCGGTAACGCGGCAGCGGATATACTTTCCGACATCTGCTGCGGCGAGAACGTAGGTAGTAGCGGTGGCCCCGGAGATGTTAGCCCATGACGGGTCGTTCGAATCGTTGGCATTGCCGCGCTGCCAGGCGCGGGCGAAGGTGATGGTGGCATCGCCCAGCCATGTGCCGTTGGTCGTGGTGAGCGTGTCTCCTTCGTCCAGCGTGCCGGTGATCGCCGGGAGAACCGTGTTGTAAGGACCGATGGTTGCGGTCATGCTCTCGCCGCTTTCGAGCGTGGCGGTAAATGTGGTCACATCCGCCTGTTCCGCTCCGATCTGAAGCCCTTGGAGCATGAAGTCTCCGGTCAGCGTGCCGATGCCGGAAATGGTCACGATGCATTCGCGCAGGAGCGTGGTGTTTGCCGCGCCGACGCTATCGGCCAGAAGAGTATCGTTTTTCAGGACGCCTTCGACCTCGCATGAAATTGTGCGGATGCCAGCGTCGCCCAGCATGGTACGCCAGCCGGAATCGTCCTTGTCGGTAATGTCGAGAGGCTCGTTATTGATGGTCACGCTATCAGCGCGTGCGCCGACGATGGCGACACTGTTGCGCGTGATCCGTACCGAGCGACCTGAGATGGCCATTAAAAAAGACCTTTCATTTTCGTTATTTTATCACATCAATCATGCAATCCACAAGACACGGTAGAGAATGACTGCGCGCTTGGTCTTGCCGTCAGGGTCTTTCGAGAAAGTGCAACTGTCCAGTTCAGTCGTGATGTGTGTGACGCCAGCGATGGAAAGTGGCTGGTGGCGCAATCGGCTGTCGACGGCATCGACCACGGCCTTGAGGTCGAGCATGGACGAGGCGCGGTCCCATACGTCAATCTGCACGACGCCTGATCCGCCGGGATTGTCCTTGTCGTCGAACGGGTTGATGGTATCGCCGCCGAAGGAGATGAATGGATATGCGGTGTCAAGTTCGCTGTCCGATGCCTGCGGAACGTCGGAGAAGATTGGCACGAGCGGGCTGTATGCCGTGCTGAGAAGGTTTGTCACTGACGAGTGATTGAGCCTTGTATAGATTGCCTGTTGGAGCGCGCCTGATTTCATTTTGTGGTTTTCTCCGCGCGGGCTTTGGCATTGGCGATTGCCGCCTTGATGCGAACAAGCATCTTCGGGATCGCGCGTTCGACGGCGGGAATCCACGAGGGGCGGGGTTTTATCTTGCCGTTGCGAGTGCCGAATTCGAGCCAATAGGCATATGGCAGACGTGATCCAATCACGCGCAAGAAACGGTTACGCTGCGGACGTTCCTCATTGTAAATCGAAACAATCAACGCGCCAGTATCCTTTGCCGGGGCTTCGCCTGGAGCCGATGCCCTGTGCGTCAGTGACAAGTTTTGTTTGCCTCCGCCTCGCACAAAAGCAACGGGGGGACCGTCTTCTCCGCCTGCGCGGATGGTCATGTATTTTTCGCCGGGAATTCGATAGTAGACCACGCCGCTCTTGCCGCCGCGCTCCATGTTTTTTTTGACATCGCTGATACTGTCGATCGCGGCTTGGTCCATGATTTTTTTGAGCGACCTAGTGATGTCGCCTTTATATTCGCGAATCGCCGCCTGCACTTCCTGCACGCCGCGTATTTCAATTTTTGCCTCCCTCATGCCGCGACACCTCCGTCGACATCGACGCGAAGCCATTTGTTCGCGAATTCGATGTTGTCAATGAAGCGTATGTTGTGGACGCGGTTGCGGATTGTCACTCGGTCGTTTTCGCGTAGCGTAGTAGTGTATCGCACTACAAGGCGAAGCCT